AGATAGAATCCTTGATAGGAAATGAAATGAAGATCGAAGGATATGTGATCTGTTGTCCAGTCAATACCTGGGGAGATGAGACAAAGCATAAGTGGCATCCATATGAATATACCTTCGACAAAACAGCACAACAGGCGTGGATTCGTTGGTTAAACATTCATCCTGACAGCGATGATTGGGATAGAAGGATTCAATTTTGGATTAGGTGTGGTTATTGTCCCAAGAAGACAACTATGGAGGTCGATTTCGAATGAGAAAACTAGCAATCATCCTGTGCCTATTGCCTTCATTGGCATGGGCACAGGATCCCATTCTACCCAACCCCGTCATGACGCCAGGTGAGGTTGACGAAAGTGCTACTCTGGAAAAGGTATGCACCGTCGGATATAGTGCCTCGGTTCGAAACGTGCCACAGTCCAAAAAGAATCATGTTTATGAACTGTATAATATTACACCAGTTCCAAACTCATATGAGATTGACCATCTAATCTCTCTCCAATTGGGTGGCACCAACTCAATGCGGAACCTATGGCCTCAGGCATACTTTGGTGAACCCTGGAATGCCCGTGTAAAAGATTCCCTTGAGAATGAACTGCATAGATTGGTATGCGATGGCAAGATTCCATTGAATGTGGCCCAGAATGCTATTGCTGCCGATTGGATCGCTGCTTACTGCACCTACTACAACAAGAAACCTGGTTCTTGCCACGACTATATGAACAATAAGGAACATTCAAATTGAAGCACCTAAAACCCATAAGCCCTACACTACACCCACAGGATATTTCGTTCCACAAGGCCTTGAACGAATGCACTACTCAAAGAAGTATGACAACGCCCCTATGCCTTATTCAATCTTCTTTACGGGGGGTTACGCTATTCATGGAACTCCTCATGTGGGTAACCTTGGACGACCTGCTTCTCATGGATGTGTTAGGCTTAGTCCTGCTAATGCCAGAACGCTATATGGAATTGTAAAGAACGATCCAAACACAACTATCAGGATTACACCATGAACCTATTTCAATGGGGAATCTTTACCTCCCATGCTGGTAAAGAACTAAACTGGAAGATTGAATGTGATGCACTCACCGACGATGACTGGGAATGTCTTGCTGCTATGATTGCCGAACGATGTGAGTTTGGCTCTGTCTATGGTATTCCAAGAGGTGGCACCAAACTAGGTAATGCTCTACAAAAATATTGTAAGAAAGACAATCCTTTTCGCCTTGTTGTGGACGATGTATATACTACTGGTAAGTCTATGAATGATGTGATGGAAAAACATGATATTGGTTTCGTCATCTTTGCTCGGAAGAGGATTGACTTTGATCCTAATAAGTATGTCAGGGCTCTGTTCACAATGGATGTAGATTGACCGATAGAACTTTCGAAGGCATCATGAGTATGATCATATTGGCTACTATCTTCGGTATGATAGCACTGGCAACTAGCTGGTCATATTCGGTGTTTCTATTTCTATCTATAACAGCAATCATGTTTTGGATGTTATGACCGACGAACTAGATGAAATTTTATTGGAACAACTTCATGCTGCCAAAAGACGAAAAAAACTTGTAAAGAAACTAAAGAAAATAATGAAAAATGAACATCTTCTCTATGTTTGTGATGAAATGATTGACAAGAGAACAGTCTTTCTGGAAAGTATGATACATAATAAGTCTTTGCTTCTCAGGAAGCCAAAGAAACATAAAACTAAACAATCGGACTTACTCGCAAGGAATCCTTTTTATGAATGGTATAGAAATGCTATCATGGTCACAAATGTCACATACAAGATGTTTTCCAATTCCTTATCTGAGTATATGTCCTTTTTCAAGAAGGATAAGGAGTAAATGGCAGGAGAAAGAGCGGCCATATTCGGTCATTTTATTGAACAGTATGTAGAAAGCGATGTTGGTGTTTTAGAACGAGAAGAAACATATAGGGTTCTATTAGAAGTTCTAGAAGAATTTGAAATCAAAGGCATGGAAGGATATCTTGATATCGATCCAGCATTTGATGTAGTGTGGAACGAAAAGTATCCGCCAGAGGTAGAAGCCTTTGAAGATTGACGCATGGACATATCTTCTTTTTGTTGCACCTTTACTAACAATAGTCTACGCCATTTTGATTATTGTTTTCGCCAAGATATATGATTGGTTTATAAATCGATGACTATATATCTGTATGACATGGACATACAACAAAGAACCTTTTACTGAAATACCAGATGGATATGTGGCGTTTGTTTATCTAATAACAAACACTGTGACTGGCAAAAAATATGTAGGCAAGAAACTGTTTAAGTTTACTCGCAGCACTAAGAAAAAGGGCAAGCGAGTAAAGAAACAGATTGATTCGGATTGGCTTGATTACTATGGATCGAACAAAGAACTCCTTTCGCATGTTGATTTATTCGGTAAAGAAAAGTTCACAAGAGAAATCCTCTATCTATGTAAGAGCAAAGGTGAGGCTTCGTATGTGGAAGCGAAGGAACAATTTGATCGAGATGCTTTGATATCAGAAGAATATTATAATGAATGGATTTATTTGAGAGTAAGAAAATCCCATTTAAGTAAGTGAGGTTAGAATGGCTATTGTAATGTATTCCAAAAATGATTGTTCCTTCTGCGACAAGGCACGGGAACTTCTGAGAAGTCAAGGAAAGTTTTTTATTGAGTATAAACTTGAAAGAGACTTTTCCCGTGAGACGTTAAAGGCATTATATCCTAGTGCCAAAACCTTTCCCGTAATCACTATTGACAGCCGCTACATTGGCGGTTATAATGAACTTTCTAATCTACCTGAGAAAGGAGAACTATGATTGATAAGTATGCTCTAAGAGAAGACTTGAAGAACGGTGTTGTTACCGTTGTCTTTGAAAAGAAGGATGGCACTGAACGCACTATGCGAGCAACCACTCTATCTGATAATTTTGTTCCACAGGTTCTATCAGAATATGACGGACAGGTAGCCAAGCCTGCTCGCCAACTAAATGATGATGTTCAGGCAGTATGGGATATTGATGCAAATGGCTGGCGGTCATTTCGTTATGATTCCGTGAAAACACTATTGAAGGAGTAGTATATGGCATGGCCGCATAAAAATAGACCTCGCAAGGGTCGTCGTAAGATTGGTTCAGCAAAACGCAAGGCTCGTCGTCTCAAAGGAAGAAAGAGGAAGTAATGCCTGTTAATCTACCGGAAGGAATCCGAAATATGAAGAGTATGGACAAAGCCAAGGTTATCAATGTATCAGCAACATCCGATGGTTTAGATTTTATGGATGGTCTGGCACTATTGCTCATTGGCCTAAAACTAACGGATCACCTTGCTAACTGGACCTGGATCGAGGTGCTTGCTCCTCTTTGGGCACCATTTATGATTTCATGGTTCATCCGACTAATCAAATCAACCTTCTTTGAAGAAGTTGAAGGAGACGAGGAATAATGTCTGCTGATAACGGCATCTATGTTCTGTTGACAATAACAGAAAAGGGTCCTGAGTATCGTGTAACGTATGCACAGGCTATTGACAACATTTACGGAAAGTTTAATGAGGAACTATGCCGTTATGAAGGAGATATTCCTTCTATCGTTTCCGTATTCGGAGAAGCCAAAGTTTTCTATACACTTAACGAGGCCCTTGACTTTGCGGAGGAAATGGGTTATGATTATGAATATCTTGAGGATGGAATCTGTGTGATCAACGAGTTCAAGGACTATGGACACATTTTCACCTGAGGAGAATATGGCAAAGATTGTATTACACGGACATCCTAAAAAGATTACCAGACAAGAGTTAATACAATCTGCTGCCTTCTTCTGTGACCATCTCCTGTCTAAAAGACTAAGTAAAAATGTGAAGATTGTTATCAGACTGAAAAACGGTTATTATAAGGGCACCGACTGTTTTGGATCATGCACCTATACCGACGATGATGCTAGGTCTGATAGGCATCGTGAGTTTGATATAGAGATGGATTCGGACTTCGGTCGCCCTTTTATGCTTAGAACACTAGCACATGAACTTGTTCACGTTAAACAATATGTCCGAGGTCAACTCATAGAAATGAATGGACCATACCAGAAATGGAACGGCGTTATGTTTAGCGATAAGAAAGTGCCATACAAAGAACTACCGTGGGAAAAAGAAGCATTAAGATTAGAAAAAGAACTGTATGAGTTGTGGAAACAACATCGTGACAGATAAGGAGAAAAAAGTGAAAACGGCAGTCGTTAGACGCCCTAAGTTTGCGGATGAAAAGTATCTAGGTTCTGAACCGACTGTGGATGAAAATGCTTCACAGATTGATCTAGCGAAAGCATATACATGGTTCAATTATTTCTACGGCAGTGAAGATGCCAAGAACTTCACAATCTCCTACCTCAAGCATATCAAATATAACAAAGACACAATCAGAAAACTCTCCAAAATCAATGCCATCAATCTTCATAACATCGGTTGGAACAGTCGTCTACTCTATAACGGTAGCACTCTACCTGACGGTGTGTGGGATCGATGCATTACCAGAATTGAGCAATTGGTTGCAGATGTATCGGATGACACTGAACAAGTCACTGAACAAGTCGCTAAGGTTATCTCAATCCAAGACCGCATCCACAATAAGGCTGCCGAATTGATTGGCGAACTTGATGAACAACTGGATGTGTTCTTTCAAGAAGGAGTCATTCAGTTTGACGTTAAGAAGTGGTCCCTTGAGAAGGGAATTAAACCGCAAATTGCGAAGAGGATTGCAGACAAATTCCGTCCTCAATTTGCAGAAATCACCGAAGCCCTTGAAGGCAAAGACCCTGACCTGGTGGAAGCGTATAAGGGTTGGCGTAAGCCAGTTCTTAAAATCATGGCGATTTTCATAAAGAGAATTGTCGACCATATGACGGAACTCGAAAGTGCTGGCCTTGCGGTGCGTAAGCCTCGTAAGAAGAAGGTCAAGCCGGCTTCGGTTCTTGTTGCTAAACTAAACTATTGTAAATCCGCAGATACTCTAACGAGTGTCGAACCTAAGGAGATTATTGGTGCTTCGCAACTTTGGGTTTACAATACTAAAACTCGTAATCTTTCTGTGTATAATGCCGTGGGTAATTCAGGCCTTTCGGTCAGAGGGACTACGCTTACGGGATTTGATGCAGAAACTTCTATTACGAAGAAACTCCGCAAACCAGAATCAGTCATTAAACCTCTTCTTGAGGGTGGTAAAATCTATCTACGAAAGGTGATGGACAATATCACAACGACCGAACAGAAAGCAACTGGTCGTATCAATACAGATACGATCCTTTTGAGAGTGGTAAAATGAGTGTAGAAGCATTCATGTGGGCTTGGATATACATGGGATATGTAGTGGGAACACTCTCGGTGTTGACACTACTATTCATTACAATCTATAATAAGGACAACAAATGACACATAAGGTAATCGAGTTTCCCAAGAGCAAGGTCGTCCGTGAAGTGCCAGAAGAGATTCATCTAGAACGGCAGGCTAAGGCTGATATGAAACAGGCTGATACCATCGTTGATGAAGTCGCAGGTCTTATGATTACAGAACTGGATAACTATTATGTGGATGTGACCAATAAACAGTTTGCCAAAGATATCATTCTGGTTGTGGATGCTCTAAAGGCCGCAGTCTATCGATCATATGGTATCGATCATCATCTTCATCCGTTTATCGATGACAACGTGAAACTAATTGAAGGTGATATTGATTCCTTATCAAAGGAAGAGATTAAGGAAAAGATCGAAAAGATTATGCTGGAACTTTCCGAAGCCAAAGATAAGATTGACAATGACAGTGAAGAGTGATATACTACATGTTCACT